GCACGCCTTTCCTCATGAGCCTGAACTCGACGTCAGTTCCTTTGCTGAGGAACTCAGGGTCGTTGGCTGCATCAAGGCGTACAGGGCTGGAGACAAGACGTTCGTCGATGTCGCCAATTTCACCAGGCATCAGAGAATTCCGACCTCAGAAAGGCCGTCAACGCTGCCCTGTCCTACAGAAAAAACTTTGACGACTTTCGTTCGACACGATGTCGCACAACCTGCGACAAGGTCGAAAAAGAAGAAGCCCGCCGCCAAAGACGCTGATGGAGAAAAAAACCCAGAAAGGCAAGGCTCCTCTTCAGAAAAAACTTTGACTGGTTTTGTAAGCATTGGAGGTATGGAGGTATGGAAGGATGGAAAGGGAAAGAACGGCAGGCAACAGGCTGGAGCTGATGTCCAGTTCGTCTGGGATGCCTACAGGAAGTACCACCCAAGAAGTAGAACGAGCCCTACGGAGTCTTGGAAGAAGTTGATTCGCGGAGCCCTCAGGGAGTATTCCGCATCGGAGGTCTGTCTCGTCATCAGGTGGGCCAAGGAGTCTCCCGACTACTCGTTCCAGAGAAAGGGGGGCTATGACAAGCTGAACAACCTCCTCGTCGCCTCTAAGCTGCCTGGTCGCATGGAGAAGGCTGAGGAGTGGGCTGGTCACGGGTCTTCCCTTGACGGGTGGATGGAGAAGAACGCACAGGCCGCTCTTCGCTACAAGGACGAGCTTGATCAGTTCGGCAGGAAGATGGTTCCTGGCTCCCTGATTCACTACATGGCTGAGTACGGGCTCCCCGTCCCGTCTCCTGACGTTGAGACAAAGGCAATCGAATGGCTGAAGACAAGGAAGGTGTAAGCATGACATTCATGAGGGCTGAGGCGTCCGAGAGGGCGGTTGTTGGAGCAGCGCTTCTGGTTGGAAGTTCTGCGGTGTACGAGGTTGAGTCTTGCGGCGTTGAGCCCAAGCACTTCAAGGTCCCATCTCTGAGGAAGACATGGGAGATC